GTCTGGTGTTGTTGATGGTGCTACAGGACCAGGTGGTAATCCTCAAAAAGATTATACTGGTAGAACAATAAGATACGATGTAGGTAGCAATAGATTTTATGAAAGTGCTGGTGGTGCAATGAAAGGAATGGGTGGCGAAGTTTTAATTGAAGACGGTAAATTTAAACCTTCAATTTATCAACAAGGAGATTTAAGAGCAGACAAACCTGTAGGACAAAGTGATTCAGATTTTGATCAGTATTTAGCTGCTGATATTAGAAACTTACAAAAAGCAGCTGATCAATTTAAAAAGGATTTTAAACCTATGAGTAAAGCAGGTGCTACTTTTGAAGGTAAAACTCCAAAAGGTAATAAGGTAAGATATATTCGTACTCCTGATTCTCCTGACTTTGATCCTAAATTAACTACTAAAGAAAATATGATGAGACAAAAATTTGTTACTGAAAAATATGATCAAGACGGTGTGTTAATTGGAGGTGATAAAGCTTTATCTCTTGCTGAAATGAATAGTGCTGCTAGAAATCAAATAATAAGTGATAGAACAAAACAAAGAGAAGACGCTTTTAGAGAGTCAAAAACTTTAAAAGATTTTTACGATAAATATTCAACAATATCAAATAGATAATGGCAAATAAAAAATTTGCAGAAACTAAAGTAGGTAAGTTTTTAAAAGAAAAAGCACCTGCTGTTTTAAACTCTATAGGAGATATATTACCTGATCAAGGTGGACTTGGTGTAGTAAAAAATATTATATCAAGTGATAATAGTATAGAGCCACAAGATAAAGAAATGGCAATGAAACTATTAGAGCAAGACATTGCTGAAATGCAAAATGTATCTAACAGATGGAATAGTGATATGAAGTCTGACTCATGGTTAAGTAAAAACACTAGACCTTTAGCTTTAATATATCTTACATTTGCCTCAACACTTTTAATAGTATTAGATTCATTTCATACTAGGTTTGATGTAGACTCAGCATGGGTTGAACTATTAAAAACACTATTAATAACAGTTTATGTAGCGTACTTTGGTAGTAGAGGCGCAGAAAAAATAACAAAAATAAAACAATAAATATGGCACAATTTAACGACTGGGAACCACAACTAGGTCCCGTAACTGGAACATTACAACAAGAGCCTAGGGTATTTGGTCACGATGCCGCATCAGTTACGCCTGGCGCTTTAAACTTAAACTTACCTGATTCAAGAGTTCTAAAAGTAACTACAGCTGGTAGTGGTTATGACTCAAGCGATGTAGGAGATACGTTAACTCAATCAGCTACATCAGGTAGTGGAACTGGTATGCAAGTTAATATAACTGAAATATCAAGCTCTGATACATTGCAGGCTGTAACTGTGATTACAGCAGGATCAGGATATAAAGCTGGTGATACAATTACTTTTTCTGCCGCTTCAAGTGGAGGAACAGGTGGTATTGCAACTGTACAAGCAGATGGTATTACTTTACCAGATGTAACTACTAGAGGAGCTGTAATATATAGTGGTAAATCTACAGCGCAAGATATAACTATTATAACAGAAGCAGGTAATGCTGTTGAGTTTAAAAATGTTCAACCAGGTACAGTAGTTGGAGATAAAGCACCTGTGTTAGCAATGGCAGTTAGAAACGACGATACGCCAACAGATTTAGTAGCTATATACTAAAACAATAAAAACAATTAAATTAAATCAAATGTCAAATACAAAAAACAGACTGCGTGGTAAAGTTACCAAAGCAGAACTAGAGAAAATTCAACAACAACAACAAAAAGTAAATTCTATATTAATAGAGTTAGGTTATCTTGATTCTAAAAAGCATGCGCTACTACATGAATTAGCTGATGCTAATGTTATAGTAGACAATACTAAAAAGGAATTGCAAGATAAATACGGTCATATAAATATTGATCTTACTACTGGTGAATGGAAAAGAAACGAAGACGATGTCAGTAATAAGGAAAATTAGTATAGGTTCTGATTATAAAAATGATGCTATGCATTATTCTTTAGATCAAGAAGTTTACGGTGGTCATCGAATATCAGATATATTATTTGATGATCAAGATAATTCATATAACATATATATTACAAAGTCTAACGAGGTTTTGCCTTGGAAAAAGTTTAATAATAATATGGCTATATCTGTTGAATATGATCTCAAGTATTAATGAAGAGTTTATATAATTTCATTGTCAAGCCTTTAAAACAAAGGTATGACAACGTTAGAAAAATAGGTGATAAAACACTTATTATTAATACCACTATAGAACACCACCAATTTGTGAGCAAGGAAGCAGTTGTTGTTTCGGTGCCAGCTGCTTATAGCTCACCTATAAAACCTGGTGATAAAGTTTATGTACATCATAATTTATTTCGTAGATGGTATGATCAAAAAGGTAAAGAACGTAATAGCTCAACTTATTTTAAAGACGATTTATACTTTTGCTCTCCTCAGCAAATATATATGTATAATGGAAAATGTTTTAATAATTATTGTTTTATTATGCCTGTTTTTAATCAGGACGAGTTTAAGACAATAAAAGAAAAACCTAATGTTGGTATAGTAAAATATAGCAATGATGCCTTAGAAGCCATTAAAATAACACCTGGCACACTTATAACGTTTACGCCGAACTCAGAGTTTGAGTTTATTATAGGTGACGAACGACTTTATTGTATGAAATCAAATGATATAGCTTTAACTCATGAAAACAAAGGAGACGAGAAAGAATATAATCCACGCTGGGCGAAAAGCAGTTGATGAGTTAATTAAAGTTGCTAAAGAGCCTATAGTAGATACAGGTGAAGATGTTTCAGCTGATAGATTAAAAAATGCTGCAGCAACTAAAAAGCTATGTATTATGGATGCTTTTGAAATATTACAACGTATAGAAGAAGAAGAAGATATATTAAACGGAACTACTAAAGAGAATAAAGAGGTAAAGTCGTTTAAAGGTTTTGCAGAAGGGAGAAGTAAATGATTTATCAACAAACTCTTTGGAAAGAATTAAAAGACGTTGTTAATCCTAAAATATTAGCAAAACAGAACAGATTTAAAAAGTGGGAATACGGATATAATGTAGAGTATGATTTTGTAGTAATAAGTAAAACAGGTAAAATTGGAACAATCATTGAAATACAAGGTCTCCGCATTGCTTTACCAGCAACAGATGAACCGTATAAACGAAGCAAAAAACAAGAGGAACAATACTGGGAACGTTTTGAATATCCAAAAGAATTACAAAGAATAAAAACAAGATTTGACTGGGAAGAATATCCAGTTAATTTTAAAGAAAAGTGGTACGATTATATAGATGAAGAATTTAAACGTAGAGAACAAGGTTTTCATTTCTACAATAATGGCAATCCTGTATATATTACTGGTACTCATTACATGTACTTGCAGTGGTCAAAAATTGATGTTGGAGCACCTGAATATAGAGAATCAAATAGATTATTCTTTATATTCTGGGAAGCTTGCAAAGCAGATCACAGGTGTTACGGTATGTGCTACCTCAAAAACAGACGATCTGGATTCTCTTTTATGGCAAGCGCAGAACTTGTCAACCAAGCTACAATATCTTCCGATGCTAGATTTGGAATACTTTCTAAGTCTGGAGCAGATGCCAAAAAAATGTTTACGGATAAAGTTGTCCCAATATCCGTTAATTATCCGTTTTTCTTCAAACCAATTCAAGACGGTATGGACAGGCCAAAGACTGAGTTGGCATATAGGGTTCCGGCATCCAAACTTACTAGAAGAAAGTTGGAAACGAATGAACAGCTTACAGAATTAGAAGGACTTGATACAACTATTGACTGGAAAAATACAGGTGATAACTCTTATGATGGTGAAAAGCTAAAACTATTAGCACATGATGAAAGTGGTAAGTGGGAAAGACCTGACAATATATTAAACAACTGGAGAGTTACAAAAACTACATTAAGACTAGGATCAAGAGTTGTAGGTAAATGTATGATGGGCTCTACTTCAAATGCTTTAGACAAAGGTGGAGACAACTTCAAAAAACTATACTACAATTCAGACGTTACAAAAAGAAATAAAAACGGACAAACAACTTCTGGGCTCTATAGCTTGTTCATACCTATGGAGTGGAACTACGAAGGATTCATGGATTCTTTCGGACTACCTGTCTTCACAAATCCAAAAGATCCGGTCAAAACAATTGATGGTGGAACTATTACAACAGGAGTTATCCAACACTGGAATAACGAAGTAGAAGGTTTAAAAAGTGATCAAGACGCTTTAAATGAATATTACAGACAATTTCCAAGAACTGAAGCTCATGCTTTTAGAGATGAAACAAAAGACAGCTTATTTAATTTAACTAAGATATATCAACAAATAGATATTAACGAAGAATTAAACAATATATCATCAGTTGCTAGAGGTAGTT